GCGGACCAGATCGGCATGGTCACGGGCGGTGTGCAGCGGGCACTTCTGTCGAGCGCGGGCCTCAACGCGATCACAAACCTGCTGCTCAACGGGTCACAGGTCTTTGCGCGCTCAAACATCCTCGGGACGGTCACTCAGGCCGCAGGTGTGCCGACCGGCGCGCTGATCGAAAGCGTGTTTGTCGGCGGCAATGGCGAATACACGCGGTTCGCCAATGGCACGCAGATCTGTGCGACGACAGTTGCCACCTCGGATGCGGGTGAAGTCGCAT